AGGTGTCAGCGTTGGTGGCGAAGTAGTATCCTGCTTCGGCCTCGGCGTTAACCGTGAATGCCTGGTCGACAACAACCGTGTAAGGTCCACCACTGTTGGTGATCGTGTTTCCGTCACCGTCTCGGTAGACAACACCCTCGGTGTCGGTGATCGTGACAGTCATAGCGTTCTCGTCGAAGGATGCCGGTGCTGGAGCAACAAGCGTGTCTCCCGCCTCAACGCTGCGGACGCACATAGCGCTCTTCAGCTTGACGAGTGCACCACACATGCGAGTCTCAATGAGGTACTTGTGCTGGTTGTAGTCGATGTCGAAATCGTCAAACATAGTAACTTCGCCACCACGGGTTGCACCCATAACGTAGTCATTCGGGTTGACAATAACGCAAACAATGTCTGCCTCTTCTTCCATGACCTCTACCGGAACAATTGCCGCAACGCGGAGTTCACGTGCAAGCGAGTTGATATCGGTGTAAATACGACGCCCAAGGGAGTCCTTCAGAAGAAGGAACTCGGCAATGATGGTCTCGGTCGTGTACATCGTCGGCGTTCCGGAACCCTTAAGGTGCTTCCGGTTGCGAATGATAGCGTCAATGATCTCTTGAGCGCTGGAGTTAGCATCGGCAATGTTGACGTTGACCGTGGTCGTGTAAAGCTCGTGGTCGCTAGCGATTGGGCGAATATTGCCCTCGTTGATCTTGTCTTCGTGCGAGACGTCACGTCCGTCGCCAATGAGAGCTGCGCGAGCAATCTCTTCGTCGAGCATCAGACGCATTTCGCTCTTGAGCCAGGTGACAACATCAAAGTCGGTGATGTCAACCATGTCATCACGATCAAGCTTCTGCTTCTTGTACACGGTGGTCGGCACGGTGACGCGCTTTGAAACCGAGAAGAACTCTTCTTTCTTCATGGCACCGGTCACATAACCCTTTGCGCGAGCCTCGTCGACGGTAATGTCAGCGTGAAGCGTCTTGATGCGCGAGAACGGGCTCTTTCGGGTCTGGCTAAGGAACGAGGCAACCCACTCAACGCGGCGCTGGAGGAACTCCGGAACACCGTCAATGGCTTTTGCCTCAGGGAACAACAGATCGATGTTGTCGATACCGTGCGCGAGAGCATAGGTCTCGACGGCTTCGCGGAGCGATCCGGACTTTGTAGCATCAGCCATGATGCCCTGGGCTGCCGAGTGTGAAAGCTTTGCAGCAGCGGGGGTATCCGACTCAAAGATGTTGTGTGACATTTCCTCTTCCTTTGTAACTGGGGTTGCGGCGTGCACCAGCGGCGCTGCCTCTTCTTGGTATTCAACTTCGTATTCATCTTCGTCTTCAAAGGCGCTCTGCTTGAGCTGGCCCTCTTCTGCGGCCTCGAGGGCCTCGCCGAGCATGAAGTGAAGAACTTTCTTCTGCTTCTCGCTCATTGATTCATAAACTTCGGCGACAGTTTCGTCGTCAGAGTCTTCATGAATAAGTTCGTCAGACATTTCTGATCCTTCCTGGTCTTGGTCTTCTAGTTCAAAAGCGCTCTGTTTGAGCTCTTCGGGTGTGGCGCCTTTTAGTGCTTCGCCGAGCATATAATAAAGCACTTGTTTCTGCTTTTCGCTCATTGATTCGTAGACGTCAGCAACTGTTTCTTCATCAGAATCATCAGAGTCATCAGAGTCATCAGAGGCTTTGTGTGCAAGCTCAAAAGACATTCCGGTGTGGATAATAGCCTCGTCGCCGAGGGTGTACTCGTCTCCATCCGCATGACGGATTGAAACATTCTCAATGAGCGCGCCAGGGTTTGCACCCGAAAGCACTAAACTCACCTCACGGATAATACCATGAAGAACTCGGCCGGAACGCTCAACAAGCTCGTTTGCCCAAATGGAGAGAGAGTTGATGTCTCCATGTTCGACAAGCCCCTTGGCGTGTTCTGCCGCAGGAGTGTCGTTGAAATATGCGTAAGCATACACCCCATCCTTACGGTTCTCGAGAATCGTGTGACCCAACACATTTGCTGGATCATTATGTCCGTGCTGCCAAACAAGAGGAACCTTCACCGTGTCCTGATGCGCAAAGGCATCCGGCATGATGGTTCGACCGTCAGAGCACTTCAGGCCAGCTTTTGTAGCCCAACCACTGAAGTCGGCTTCGTCAGCCATAGGTATCTGGTCCTTTCGATGCTGTATCATCTGTTAATTCTGAAGGTTTTTCGCCCTCAGATTGTGGCATGTTACTGTTTACCAACTTGTCTGCCTTAGGGTCATCCGAGGGTGGAACACCTATAAGTTGACGAATTTCGTTCGCCGTGAAAATTTCATTGCGAGTAAACTTGTCGGCAATGTCGGCAAGTTGTGCGGCAGGAACCAACTTGAATGGGTCACGGTAGAATGAAACCCGCTCCTTCTGATCGGTGCGCATCTCGCCAATAAACGATCTTTGCATAGCTGCAGTAATCGCGTGCATGACAGGTTCGATGGTCCGATTAAAGTAATTAAGCATTGTGGATTCGCTGGCAGTACCGTTCATAATATCTTCAGTAACCCCAAGCTGTCCATACAACATGGTTGTGAGATACTCGATCTGACCCATAAGATTGTTTTCTGCAGGTCGGTTGAGTTGTGTAATCTTCTCAGTACCGTCTGTATAAGCAATGCCGTACTTGCTTCCCTTTAGTTGCATCTCAATATCACTCCGCCTGCTTTCGGCCTGAAGCTTTCTTGCTTCCGACTTAATTACATACGGCAGTTGGATTATGAGATCAAGCTTTCCCGAGCCAGAAGCGTCGTCAATCTGGTCAAGAAGGTCTAGCTTGTGAATCAATCGGGCAAGCGTAGAGTTTGACTCGTTCATCACAGAATATAGCGGGTTTGTAGCAATAGCAACATTCCGTTTAGGTAGGATGATCTCGCGCCTATGACCAAGGTTCTGATCATAGACTAAAACCCTTACGTGTTCCGGAAACCATTCTCTAATCTCACCAACGCGCAGCTCTAAAATATCGTAATCTGCGTTAATTGAAGGGTTAGCCGTAGTTTCAACTGCGACGATAGCGGCAGCGCCGGTATCAAACATAGTCATAACTGCGTCTTGAATGAAAGTTCTAGGGGCTTGATCGATGTTTGACTCAAAGGTCAACCTATCGTTAAGTCCTGAATCTAAAGTTTCCTTGTATCGATTCTTGTCATCAACCCTGATGTGTCTGATGTCTAGTGCTGCTGTGTCAATGCTAATTCGGGAGTATAGCGCGGTAACAATTGACTTTTTGTTGTACACCGAAAGTCTGTTTCGGGACGGTTGGTTATAGCTACTTGGTCCGACCATCTGGGTGTATTGTGTATTACCAGACGCCCTTTTGCGGTCGTCATAAGTAAACGCATTCCACGCGCTTTTTACTCTGTCAAATACCGGCAACCTGAATCACCTCCTTGTTGTGAAAATATAGATGGATCATTCGAACGTGTCCTTGTTAGCTTTGTAGGCTATGTAGGCATCCATCAACGCAGAGACATTATCGATCTTTTCTTCAGCTCTTTTCTTAAGAAGCTTTCGGTTTCCGTTCGTGTCTTCTAGCGTAACGGCGTTTCCCATAGCAAATGCCATGAGTTGTTGGTCAAAGATTAGTTTCCGTTCCTCTGATAGAATCTTCAATTCCCCTAGAGGTACAGATTCGGTCTTTGCTCCTTGGATAACCTTCTCAATCCCAAAAGAACCGTTTTCTCCTTCCCACCTAGTAACGAACTCCTTAGCGTTGTAAGGGTCGTATCCTAATGCTCGAACGTCGTACTCTTCTTGTATGATAAAAAGGTCTAAATCATCGTAGACTTCCATCATGTCCAAGACGTTTCCGTCAAGAACCTGCAGACTTCCCTCTCCTATGAACTCTTCGTATTTATGACGCATAGCCCCAGGCAGTTTCATAAGTGTGAGAGAGGTGATGTAGCTTCTAGTCTTAACGCCGTACGTCGAATTCTCAAATGGGAACAAGAACGTAAATGCACAGAAGTCATCGCCTCTAGATAGATCGGCACCTAGCGCACAAGGCAGTTGCCAAAAAGTTCGAGGTGGGTGCGGCATAGTTTCTTCGTAAGTAAAGAAATATGTGTAGCCCTCCATGGGTAGACCAAAGCGTTTTGCTAGGATGTCGTTTCGAGAAGCAGGAGCTTTTTCGGCTCTTTCAACATCTTGGTGGTAAACATCATAGGTGACGGTTCGTCCCAGGTTGGGATTTGCCTTAACCCACATTGCAGGGTCTGAAACTTCCTCGACGTCGTCAAGTTTGTAGTGCCAAATCGAAACATGAGGTGCATCAAAGTCGCCATTGAGTATAGAAGCTAGTTCCATTTTGATAGTATCACCTGAACCATTTCGCACAGTTCCTTCGGAACTAATAGCGATGATCAAATAGTCATCCATCTTAGAAGCGCCCTGCTCAATTGCACCAACAACATCTTCTCTGATGTCTCCCGACAACCATTCATCGACAGTGGAGATCTTTGGTCGGAGTCCTTGAAGCTTATTGATGGACATAGGCCTAACCTCGAGCATCGATCCGGTAAGGAAGTTCTCTACACCCTTCTTGGTGGGGGTAAGCTTGGTCCGTTGTGCCCTAGAGCCGGTGGTGTTCTGCAGCGACCCCTCGGTAAGGAACTTAAAGAGGGGGCCACGGGCCCTGGTGATGGAGGTGCGAAAGGGGGACATTACCTCCTCCGCCTGCTTCATGGTCGGGGCCGTGGTGATCTGGTGTGTGGTTGTGGTGTCGACGTTGAGGAAGTAGGCCTGTAGGCACATGGCATACATCGACTTAGCGGCACCACGGGCCACGATCAGGTACTGTTTGGACGTTAAGCGCTTCTTGATCAGCTTGGTCTCTCGACCACCAGCGCCGTTGTTAAGCGTCGGATTGTAAACTTCTCGCTCGACATAGTAGTACCAAGCAAAGACTTGTTCTGCCCAAACCTTAAACGTGTCGAGGAGATGCAAGTCTGTACCGTCCGTAAGTGTCAGCTCTGACTCACAATACTTAACGAAACCCTCTACGGCGAGATCGTCGTACCAAACATTAGGATCTCTGATTAAATCATCGATCCGGTTCATCTCCTGAGAGATCTGTTTGTTTACGACGATCTCGCCGCTTAGCACTTTGTCACGGTAAGCAGCATAGTACTTAGGTGTGGCTGTGTTCGATAGTTCCATGCGCCTCCTTTCGATTAAAAACTAATTTTACGCCTTCTAAAAGCAGAACCCTAACCTTTAATCGTGTCGCGAAGCTTTAATCCACCGTAATACTTGAGGTTGTCTTTTGCTGTCTTATTGCCGTTTTTGACTCGCTTTGCGTGGGCCTTCATTGCTTTACCCTTTGCGATTTGCTTTGCTGCCTTGGCTTCTTTTTGTTTACCGTAACTGTCAAGACCTCGCTTGCTTGAATCAAGCATCGCTTGACGATTGTCTACAAACGATTTTCGAAGGCTGCCCTTACCTCCGCCGCTGGCGAAGTTAGCAGCGGCACCCGCAAGGTCGAAGACGTTGACGGTGCTGTAGTACGCCATATTTTCAGTGGTCGACGCCTTACCTGTACGAATTCGGTCTATCACCTTTTGGCTTTCAGCTTGTTGCTGTTTACCAACCTTGACATTTATTCGTGCCTTATCCCGCTTTTTCCTGGCTTTGGCAATCTTCTTGTCTCCCTTTTTGTTTACGCGCGTGGCATAACCGGATCGAGTTCTTCCGACTCTTCCGTCTTTGCCCACGGGGCGTCTAACGCCCCACTGCATACCCTTTACACCATAGTGTGCAAGAAATTCTTCTACTTCATGCACCTCTAGGTCGTAAATCGTTTCATTCATGGTTTGTCCTTCCACTTCGTTGGCATACACGGTTACCCCTTACCGGCTTTGGTTATAAGGCTTATGGCCCTATCTGGTGTAAGGCCAGCTTTTTCGGAAAACCCAAATTTGTTATCTAGTTTTTTGGCAATTACAGCCGAAGTGACAGCTGCAGCACCAACGGCCAAGTTTCTAGCAAGCTTGTTACCTGCTGCGGAGGAAATGTCCTTTGCAAACTTTGAGCCGGCAGACGTGGTGTCGGCTTTAACAAGATCTACAAGCTTTTTTTCTTTTGACATGCGCTCAACAATTGCGTCTAAGTCTGAATCCGAAAGAGTTCTACGACTCCCCGCCAGTTTAACTCGCTCTGTTTTCTTAGCGCGATCTGCACGTTGCTCTTCAGTCAGCTTTGCTTCTCTCTTTGCAGCAGCCTTTGCCAAAGCCTCGCGAGACCGCCGTTTACCCCACTGCATGCCCTTTACACCGTAGTGTTCTAAATAGTTTTCTACGTCAGACATTGGGATGGGATCACCTAATTCCATGGCTAAGCCTCACTTTCTAAAATATCGAGTTCTCGGTAGTTACTAAGCCGCCACTCGTGCTCTGCGATCTGGTTGTTCATTGAGTCCAACAAGAAACCTGTTCCGGGTGGGTCAAAGGCCACTCGGACTTTTAGGTAAATATAGGTCTTAACCATGTTTGTGACTTCCGCTGTAAGAGCAAGATCACTCCAGGTAGCGTCGGCATCTTCGATGGTAAACCCAGTGGGTTCAAACCCCAACTGATTTACGGTGGAGAATGCTGAGTTAATGTGTACAATCACGTCTTGATCAAACGCTGTGTAGCTTTCGTCAAGTCCTAAGATCTTTTTGGTCCCAGTCAATATGCTGTTCTCCATCGTGACCGCTCCTAGCTGGTAACGATGGTGGATTGGTAGCTCATAGAAGCTCCTTTCACCAAAGTGATGTGTCTCCAGGCGCTCTCTCAACAACAACTTTTGGCAAAGTAATGTCTTTGCCGTAGTGTATGGCGTTGTGTGTTTCCTGGGTGGTCGTAATTAAGTAATCTGGGTTTAGAATCCAATCGTCTCCGTTGACAATGTCTTCTGCAGCCATGGGGTTTATGTGGTGCACAAGGATTGAGTCATAGATCTCATAGCCTGGCATCGCCAAGTCGCATCCCCCATCTCGAACAATCACAAAGTCTCTTGTGCTTCGCCACTCACGTGACTTATAGAACTTTTGGTTGATCCATCGATCAAAGCCAAACGTAGACGAACCAACTTCTCCACCCAACTTGAGGTAATCGAAGCGAGAATTGAAGTCGTGACAGTTAACTGCCTCGTTGTATGTTCTAGTAATCATACAGATCTAGTTCTTCGCTATCAACCTCTTCTTCGTCTTGGCCAGCATAAGTGCGCATAGCCCGAAGTGCCTCTGCATAGAGTTCTTCGACTCGTTTTGCAGATTCTAGCGCTTCAACTTTGGCTTTGAGTAGTTGATTGTCCTTTTCAAGCTTTTGGTGTTCTAGCTTTTCTCTACTAGACCCTGCTTTTAAAAAATGATTGATTGTTTGTGCAGAAGCAGTACCGTCCAATAGTTGCTTTTCAGCTAAATCGTATGCTATGGCAGATAGTTGGCGTTCTCGGTTTGCATCTGTTGATGCTGGGCGACTGACAGGTCGTTTGTTGCTAGGCATGGCGTCGCCTCCTCTCCTAGGTTTACTCCCATTTTGATAGTTCGTAATCTCGCTGCAACCAACCAAAACCAGCAAGGTTAGGCAATTCACCACGAGTCGAATTCGACGAAACTCGAGGGCGTTGTTCTCGCTCTAGATAGTAAACCTCCATGTCAGCAGCCTTGACTGCTTCCCAAAGAGACTTGCTGTACAGAATGCTAAAGTGAGCAAACAACTGCATGGCCATGCGGTCCTCTATCTCTTCAAATGGTACACCGGCAATGCTGACCAGGTGCTTATAGGGTCTGGGTATGTCGCCCATATAGGCTTCGGTGGCGTCATGCCATAGACCAAGCCTCTGGACCTCGGGGCTGTACCCTTGGTCCTGGAGGAGTAAGGATACCCACACGGAGTGCTCGGCCACGGAGTAGTATTGGGTGTGGCCGTTAAAGCGGCATAGGTTAGATAGGGACTGGGCTATGTCGGTGCGTTGGGCCCGGCGGTCATAGGTCCAGGTGGACGGGTCGGTAACGTCAAAGGGGTATCCGCTGAAAGTCACAAAGTAGTTGTGGTCTTCAATAGCAGATGCACCCCAGTCACCGGCAAACGGACCTAAATTAACTTGAGTGTTATACATGTTGTACTCCTATTGTTATGCTTTATGTTGATTTGCTTTAAGAAGAGCCATTTCTGATTCTAAATCTCCAAGCTTTTTGGTTAGTGCTTCAATCGTTGTAGTTTGGTTTGGCGGGTCGTCGCTAACGGTGACCCCATCCCAAAGAAGTTGTCCGACAGCTAGTTCTTCTGGCGGGTTTTGCGGATCGCCTGTTAGAACGTGCTCACCGCTGACAGCATCAACACCGTCTTTGCCGTCTTTGCCTGGAAGTCCATCTTCGCCGTCTTTGCCTGGAAGTCCATCTTTGCCGTCTTTGCCTGGAAGTCCATCTTCGCCGTCTTTACCGTCGACGCCATCCTTGCCGTCTTTTCCGTCAGCGCCTGGAGGGCCAGGTAATCCTGGACCTTCCGGATACCCTTCCGGAAAACCTTCAGGGAGTTGGTCTGGTTTTCCATTATAGTCTCTAATATAAATAGGCACGTTATCTACCTTTCTGTATCTAGAAACAACCAATAATTCTGTCAGTCATCGCCAGAGTTTTCGTGTTGTGGTCTTCCCGATCCAATCCGTCTTAGAGCGATCCGACTTGGACCGAACAACCGGCAGGACAAGGTTCTTGCCAGACGGCCCAGCCGTCTTGAACTTCAGATTGCTCACCGTTGTGCTCGTTGTTCGATCGCCAGAGCCGCCCGCAGTGCTGATCTCAACAATGAACTTCTCGACAAACCAGCCGCCGTTCAACCGGCTCATCAACGCAGAGTTGAAGTTCGCGGTGTGCGTCTTACCGTAAGAATCCGGTCGGGACATCTCA